CTTTATTTCAGTGTCAATACAAGTATTGTATCACGTTATCCATTTATTGTCAAATTTTGTGCCTTAAGCGGCCTTGCGAAAATACCCATAGGGTAAGCTAAGTGTCCAAGCCAAATACTCATCATCTCCGTTAGTCTCCTCAGCTTCGTGGATCCAACGAATAGCAGTAGCACGATCCTTAGCACCAGCATAAATCAGTGTGTAAATCCGTTGCTCAAAAACAACAGTTGCCTGTGCTTCGGCCTCTTTGCGGGCCTTATCTTCGGCTTCAATAGCTACACCGAGTCCTTCAAACTCAGCTTCAAAATCCTCAAGGGTCCAGTGTGAAGTGTCAACACCGCGAGGGCGAACACCGTAAGCATCCTTGTACATGTCCCAATACATAGATTGGGCTTGTTCCAATTGTGTCAACTCTTCCCAAGATTTGAATTCTGTAGTCATTTTCAAGTCCTTTTCTTTACTGAATAAGACTCTATTATAGACCCAAAACGATTTATTGTCAACCTTTGGAAGCTTACTAAATATCACTATGAGCAAAAAAATAAAAATAGCATACGACTATTTCAATAGAGAATATCCCATAATAAATAATCTCCATTCAATGGATATAGCATACGAACATTATGGACATAATCCAAGAAGAATGTGGGCATTATGCAACCCAATGCAAACTATGAGAGTGTTGGATAATGATCTTTTTGAGTTTATTCCTACTTTTATGCTAAAAGACGATGATGTATTTTTATATGAAATAACATTAAGAGCGGAAATGTCCGGTGATCGTAATAGATATGGGCTTGAGTTATTAGAATATATGTTGGGTAATATAGATTTACCTGAGAAAATAGAACATAGTATAAAATATAATAATGGTTATTTATTAATCGAATACATGACAGAATCATATTTAGGAGATATAGAACTAGATATGTTTCATTTATATTTTACTAAATATGGTATACCGTTAAACAAAATAATATATTATACTGGTAGTATAAATGGTTCAGATACATATAGAAAATATTGCAACAAGAAAAATATAGCAGAAAGAATGAATGTAATTGCATTCGAATGGTATGAATGGTTATCAAGTATTCAGTTACAGGAACTTGAAGGATTATTACCGAAAGAAAAAGATTTTAATAGGGTAGAGAAATCCTTCTTATGTTATAATAACAAATATAGACATTGGAGAGCAGACCTTTATACTATATTTTATAAACATGATTTACTTAAAGATAGCTATTTTAGTATGTTCGAAACATGTGATCATTGGGAAGGTGATTGGAAAAGTTTTTATCATTCGGAAAAACATACATCATCTTACCGTAATGACATTAAAGATGAACTTAACATCACAGATAAGGATATAGAATATTTAAATAGTATATTACCATTAGTAATAGATGATACCATTAATGAATGGGATCGAATTAAACTGATTGCCCCAGAACCAAACTTATTTTATCAGTCATTGATTAGTGTAGTTACTGAAACAAACTTTGTATATATGGATGTGTTCTTTACTGAAAAAACATGGAAACCTATTGCCAACTATCATCCCTTTATTTTAATAGGCCCATACAAATCATTAGAATATTTAAAATCATTGGGATATAAAACATTTAGTGATTTCTTTGATGAAAGTTATGATGATGAACCTGAGCATGGATTGCGTTTATTAAAGATAGGTAAACTATGTAAAGAGATAGATGAATGGTCAACACAAAAGAAAAAAGATTTTTTTTATGGAGTTAAAGATATCACCACACATAACTTTAACTTACTTAAATCAATATATCCTAATAACCGTAGATTAAAGTTTTGGGATAAGTTTATAATTGAAACAGGATTAGTATAATGACAGATAAAATAAAGTTAGTTTACGACTGGTATGGACCTCATTATCCATTAAGTAATAATCAAATAGATTTGAAATCGGCACTAACATTGGCTAAAGATAAAGACAATGCTAATATATACCCTAGTAGAACATTATATTTGTTTAAGGATAATACTACATATGAATATGCATTTTCGCATACCTTAAAACAAGATGATTATTTCCTGTATGAACTTACACTTAATATCAATGACGGGTGGTTAAATGATTATTCGTTTGATTTATTTCAAACGCAATGTAACATACCGGATAACATACTTGAAATGATTAAAAATAATAATGGTTATTTTTTATTAGAAGCCTGCCATGATTCAATCAACTTAGATGCGTTTTTTGATAATGTTCATATTCTTTTTATAAACCATAAAGTACCAATAAACAAAGCTATTTTATTATTAGGACATGCTAATGCAAAAGAAGAATATAATAAATGGTGTGAAAATAGAGGGATTTTACCCATAGATAAAGCAAGTATTTTTAGTTATCAATGGGGAGAAATAAACGCTAGTAAAGAAATACAAAATCATATACCCAATGAGAATCTAAATTTTTATAAAAGGAGTAAAACCTTTTTATGTTATAACAGAAAAACTAAACCACATCGTAGCGACTTGTTAGCATTATTTTATAAGTTTGATGTTCTAGCTGATAGTTATTTTAGCATGCCGGAACATTGTGTAGAATCAAGTATATTATGGAAAACACTGTATCGTTTAGGAGTAGCTGATTTAGATATGAGTGATGCTAAACGTAGGAACATAATATTAGACCTTGTCGATGTAAATAAAACTGATGCATTACAAGCTTTATTTCCTTTAAACATTGATGGCATCACAAAAGTTTCTGATATGGAGAAAATCATCAATCAACTATATTCAGTTTATGATAGTACATTGATTAGTGTGGTTACTGAATCAAACTTTGTTAATAAACAAATATATCATTCTGAAAAAACATGGAAGCCAATAGCCAATAAACACCCTTTTATAATAGTAGGTCCTGCAGGATCATTAGAAAAATTGAAGTCTTTGGGGTACAGAACATTCAGTGATTTTTGGGATGAGAGTTACGATTTAGAAACTAACGATACTCACAGACTACTGCGTATTGCCTCATTATGCAAAAGTATAAGCAACTGGCCAATCAGTAAAAAGAAAGATTTTTTCTACGAATCAATGCACATAACCAAACATAACTACAAAATATTAAAATCAATATATACAGGAAATAAAAGAAATGATTTTGTTCTTTTAGATAAATGATTTAATCACTCTACTATAATCATTCATAGCCATTTGTATCTGGTTATTTGTACTATTCGGTCTGCATGGTTTACAAAACGATGTAAGGAAGTTATTATAAATTTCTTTGTGTTTATCACTACACCATATATCTCTAAAGTCATCATCGATCCACGAGCCTAGTTTAGTATCTTCACGGCCTTTGTACTCACAACAAAGATAAATGTTTCCGTCAGCACAAAAACTAGGGAATAAAAACATCTGATGGCAACGCTTATATTGTCGTTCATCGTATCTACCCAATGATATATCCGACTTTACTCCATAAAATTCACTTGCAGTTTTTATCCTTGCGGCAACTTCACTATTCATAATGAAACTGTTACCATTCAACACGACTGGTCTCAAGTGTACCGACCTAGCTTTAACATCTCTTGCATATTCAAATATACTATTGATTTCTATTTGACTTGTATTTTCGGGCATTAATAAAGCTTTGATATCTAATGGAATGCCTCTAGAACCTAACTCTTTTGCAGTTTCTTTAACTCTATCAAAAGGACTAGTTGACATTTTACTTTTGCGTATCAACTCATATGTTTCTGGATTACCGCTATCAATGTCTAATCCTAAATAAGCCATACGTTTTAACTTATCATCACTTATTGTTAATATCTTATGTAACTTAGTACCATTTGTGTTCATGGCTGCTACATAACCTTTATCAATCACATCTTCTAATAAATCTTCATATCCCGGAAGCAATGTAGGTTCTCCTCCGCCACTAAAGATAATATTGCTTAGTGTGCCAATAACATCAGGATCATGTTTTCTCCAGTTATGCAATCTATCTATTAACTTACTATACATTTCTATAGGCTGGTACACCGGCAATTCTGTTCTAAATTGCTCGGTGTTACAGTAATAGCAAGCTTGATTGCAGATGTTAGTTGTGTCTAAATCTATCTGCCAAGGCAGTATTTTACCGGGTATATGACCCTGTATCCATCGTGAGATTAATTGATATTGATCCATTAATCATATTTAGACAAAACTAAACTTGTTGTCAACTTTTAAATATTCTGATCCGTCACGTGATTTTTTACGATATGTGCCGATAATCGTGATATCTGTATTATCAATGGTCATATCAAATAATGACAGTAATGGATTATGTGTCTCAAAACTCAAAGAAACAAGATTATTGTATGCGTCACTAAACCAATACTCTTTGCATTTAATCCGTTTGTTATTCACTACTAGTTTTTTTACAAACTTCAACTTCTTTTTATCAGATTGAAAGTTTGTGTCCTGTCTCTTAACTTCTTTATTATATTCAAATGACATTTTTTCAAACTCAATATCATATTCATAAAACTCAGGTAAACGATATACTAATGGTAGCATATTTTCTTTAAACATTTTACCATCACCATGTATAAACGTATTCATATCTTCACGGAACGGTGTTAACTTGATATTCTTAAGTTTCCAAACCATGATTTTCTTACTGTAGTAATCACGGATAGTATTAGCTTGTGCAATGTCATCTTCACTAACTAGACGGAATAAATCACTATCTAATAATTTAGTAATAACAGGACGTAGACCATGTGCATCTTTAACTTTGCGATACCGTGCCCAACATACACTTAGTGCAAGAAGGTCTTGACTGATTTCATAGACTTCATATTTTTTGACGTTATCATTGAATGCAAATTCTAAATCACCTAGACTGATACTATTATTATAACCAGATATATTACTTAGTGAAATAGTATTCAAGCTTGCACTCTGAGCACTGATACCTGAACCATTGATTATCCAGGGACTATTATTTGACATGTTTATCCTATTGTGATATCTTCCATACCGGCTGTGCGTAATCTTACAATGTGACCCATCTGCCATTGTTTAGCTTCAAGTCCCTTCATAATGCCCAACCACTTGTTTCTTAACAAAGCCACTTCATTGATAAGTGTTTCAAAGTCTACAACTTCATCCTCACCATCAACATACTTTTCAGCGTCACGACTTGTTAAAGCTCTATTATACGCTTCTAAATACTTTTGAAAATGTTTTCGGCGAATTTGCCGTAACTTAATGTTGAGATAGTTTAATACTGCTTCTATCTCTTGTAGTTGATTGAAACGATGTTCGGTAACTCCGGGAATAGCGGCAATGTTTTTTTCAACATTACCGTATACCTTTACCTCTTGTTTAGCTGATAAAAGTTCATTCTCATAATGAGAGATGAAATCGGGTATCACAGCTAAATTTTGTGATACCCTTGTGTACCAATTTGACATTTAATCCCATTCTTCTTGGTCTTCGTCTTCGTCATATTCTTCGTATTCTTCAGTATCATGTTGTTCAGCATAACCTTTCAGTGCCTTAAGCACTTCCTTGTCACCTTTAAACGCATCTTTGATATCGTCAGTCTCATAGTTGTTGTCAATCAATAGATTGATTAATGTGTCTGCGGCATCACTACGGTCATTGAAATCAATGTGTGTTCGTAGTGCATCCCATACTTCTGCAACAAAATCTAGTTTCATTCTGTAACATCCTCCTCCGATGATACATTACTTATCTTTGTTGTTGATTTTTGTGAATACTCAGTCATAACTTTGTCTAAGCATCCATCTGTATTTGCTTCCCATGCTTTGCGAAACTTCTTAATGATTTCACCATCAAGTGTTGTATAAACTAAACTGTTACCTTCTTTCTTAACAAGTTCAGCCTTCTCAATCATATCTAATAGACCTGAGTAAGGGCTCATACCTGTTTCATAAGGAATCTTAACTTGTACTGATTCAAATGGTTTCGCATAGCGAGTTTTCATAATCTTACATGCCGCACGAATACCTCGCACATCACTAATCTTATTACCATCTTCATCTTCTTTAAGTTTCAGTTTCTTCATAGCAACAACAATACTTGATGCGTAAACGAAACCTTGACCGCCTGAGATTTTATCATCTGGATCAAACATATCTTGACTAGCATATGTATGATTAGTAGCGACTAAGCCAATACCCAATGAACCAAACATATTAACACAGTTACGAACAAGTGCGGTTAGTGCTTTGGGCTTACGACCCATGTCACCTTTCATATCACCTGCTTCAAACTGATTAACGTCAGTTGGTGTCAACAACATACCTAATGAGTCAACCACGAACAATACCTTAGGACGTTCTGCCTCCGGTAGTGCTTTGTAATCTTTAACGAACATAGAAATAGTTTTTCCTACCTCGTCAATCATTGCCATGTTTAGTTTTAATAGTTTATTATCAGCAGTATCTACACCAAGTGCGTGTAGCCATGCTTCGTCAAGGGCATTTTCGGAGTCAACTAAGACTACAAAGATTCCTTGTTCTTGTGCGTGTCTGACGAGGTTTCCTGAGCAGATGAACGATTTTCCTGCGCCTGACTCTCCGGCAAAGACAGTAACTTTACCAAGAGGAACGCCTTTATTAAAATCACCGCTAATGAGATAGTTGAGAGCATAATTTCCTGTCGAGATCCAATCAGTAGGATCGTTAAATCCTATTGATAGACCTTCAATACTTTTTGTAATGTCCTTGCGGAACTTACTAATGTCAAAAGGTTTTGCCATTTAACTATCCACTTCCATTGATAGTGCTTCTTTGATTACTTCAAGGAGTTCTGCTTCTGTACTGCACATAACCTTACAGTTTTTCCAATCGTTCTCTTTGTCTCTTCCACCCACTTCAATCATAAAGCCGTTGTCATAACGATTGATAGTAAATGATTCATTTACTTTTGCTAGTTTGTTTAATTTCTTAGCCATATTATTCCTTATTGTTTGTGTATGCCGTTAGTATATACGCTAAACGGTTGTTTGTCAAGCATATCTGGACATTTATCTGTCATCATATCGATATCCCAATCAGTGGGGAAGTGTCGTAATGCGGTCCTTGCTTTATCTCTTATAAGACTAGGCACTCTAGGTGTCTTGCCAGGATCGCACAACTCTTCCAACAACTTCTTGCCCTGCTTTAGGGCACGGTATCGTTCGTCTGGTAGTGTCATGGAGTTCTCCTTAGGAAGGGGCAGAAGCCCCATCACCTATTAAGACTTTGTTTGTCTAGCACGAATCATTGCTAGAATGTCTTGTGCTTTGTCACTTGATGTACCAGCTGCCGGTACACTAACAGGTGCAGTTGTTGCTACAGGTTCATCTTCCCATGGAGCTGAAGTTTCTGCTACGGGTGCAGTTGCGGGTGCTCTAGTTTCAGTAGTAGCTGTTGTTTGTGCCGCGGTCGCTCCTGCAGGTGCTTCTAATCCATATGGACGATAGTAACTACCCCAACGCTCATTATCAAAAGGTTGACCATCAACTGATGCCTCAAACATTTCTTTGATAACTCGCAACTCTGCGTCAGTTGGCTTCTTAGGCAAGAAGTCAGCTAAGTTAAACAAACCATGTGCTTCAATAGCGGCTTGTTCTGCTTCTGTCAACGGTGATTCTTTACGTGCCCAGTTACTTGTAGAATAATCTGCGTAACCACCTTTACTTGTTTTCTTAACGTTGAAGTCAAGACCACGCATAAGGTCTGTTGGCAATTCTTCCATTTCAGGATCCATCAAACTAGATTTGATGATAGTGAAAATCTGTGGACTGATAACAAATCTACGAATTGGATTTGCAGGTACTTTGTCATCACCTAGTGGGTTCTGACGAACAAAACCTTGGAATAGATAACTACGTTTCTTCCAATACTTGTTTGCCATTTCTTTCAATGTTTCGTCTTTATACCAAGGACGAACTTCTGCCAGTACAGGGCAAGCATCGCCATACATTTCCATACACGGAACTTGCACAACTGTTTGCTTAATGTTTGAATCGCCCTTTACTCCATTGAATGGAAGTTTGATAATCTGACGTTCAACCCAGAAGAATGTGTTAGAACTATTCGCATCTGGCAAGAAACGAATTGCGGCTGTTGTGCCTTCGTCCATATTCCAGTGTGGATAGATTGAGTTATCAGATTGAGTTCCAGAACCCTTGTTGTTTGATTTGTTGTCTTGTGCCGCAATACGGGCACGAATGTCTGCTAATGATGCCATGATAATATTTCCTTATAAAATTGAGATGGTCTCGTTTTTTAATATTCGCTACTTCCCTATGAAGTAACTAACATTAGAGATAGTATAGCAAAACTATCTCTCAATGTCAATAGTATTTATCCCTTATGTGGGTAAACACATTTTTTTCTACGGTTTTTTTACCCTTTTATATAAGGTAGTCCGATTAGGTTATCCAACATACGTGAATAAGTTTTGTCTAGGCTTTCACTAAACAAGTTGTCTTGGGCCTTTTGTTTCATATGCACTGTTGATGTTTCCGGTGGTTGCTGGAATAAATCATCTTTTACCCAACTGAAAAAGTTATTCAATGTTCTACGTGTTATAGGGTTTTCTTTTTGAGCAAACAAATCAGTAATATGATTTTCAATCGCATATGCAATTTGATGGTCGTTGTATGTTGGATGTTTGTTGCCTAAGGCCACATTATATTTTTTCTTAAAGTCTTTTACAAATATAGGGAGATATTGTTTCAACCATTCTTCAGTTTTTTGATCCCATTCTAGTACTGGTCCAATAGGTCTATTTTCTAATTCAAATATTTTACTTTCGTTTTTATTAGTAGTTGTGTTATCTCCATCTACATCACTGTCTAAAGATAAATCCATTTGATTTTCAACTTCTTCTGGCTCGATATCAGGTAATTCATATCCGGTATTGTTCTGTGATGCTGACTGGGAAGATGATTGTGCATTACCAATGGCATTTTGTGCGGCAATGGCTGAACTTTGTCTAATCAACGGTTTGGCAAATCTGATAGTAGAGGATAACTCATTAGACATATCTTCAATCTCTTTGGCTTTAGTATTCATAAAGTTATCAAAGCCATCTATTTTAGTTTTATACCCGTCTACTATATCAGCATACTTTTGAATTTCTTCGGCAGATGTTCTAGCCAAATCTTGAATTTCTTTACTTGAAGTTTTTTTGTATGTGTTAGTATCATCAACATAATTTGCAAATCTTTCTTCTTTACTATCCAAATCTTGTTTTGTTTTTTCAAGCTGTGCGGCAACTGCATTATAATTAACATTTGCTTTATTTTGAATATTATTTACTAGATTTTGTAACTTCTTAACATCAGCATCTTCTGCACCATTACTATTAGCCAAAGCACTAATCTGTTGTTCTATCTGTTTGTATTTTTCTGGATCCATGCCAGGCTTAGACTTCAGAGCTTCTAAATCTTTTTGTAGCTTCTCTAACTCATCAGCACTTACTTTAGCCTTCTGTTGTCTATCTGCACTACCAGTTGTTAGTGTACCACTTAGTTGTTTCAGTCTTTCAACTTCACGGTCAGTCTCTTTTGCTTGTTCTTCATAATCTTGTAACTCTTGACCAATTGACTTAATGGCATTTTGCTGAGTGTTGATTAAATTATTTTGTGCCGCATCAGTTTTTTGTTGTTGGGTAGCCTTATCAGCTATGTATAAAGATAGTGCTTGTTGGCTATCATAGCCAGGAAACCTCAGCATGGCTCTCTGCATTAAATCGTTATCTAACGATAATGCAGGACCTTTTGGTGCTTCTCTCAACAATGACGATATTTTCATATTACTTTTTTAACAAACGTCTAATAGTGTCTAGGTCGTCCTGACCTTCTGTTACAGGTTCTTCTTTTTTGCTATATTTGGCACGAATATTTTGCATTGTTTTTTCGCTAGCATGTTCTTGACCAGCTTTACGTAGTGCATCCATACCATCTTCACCATACTTCTTGTCACCTAAGTATGCTTGTAGTGCGCTTTCATCAACTTCTTCACCAGCTCTAAATCTCTTAACCATTGCTTTAAGTGCTTCAAGTTTGTCATCAGGTACATCCATAAAATGATTGTGTCCCATTTTCTTTGATGCTTTATCTAACGCAGTAAAGTGATCCATTTTATCATTATTTTGCTTTGTATCACTTCTCAATGAACTATCAGCTTGACCCATATCAACTTCATCAACTTCTTCTTCCTTGAAGATACCCAAATCTTTTCCACCTTTGGCAAAATCACCAACCGGATCACCTGAGTTAGTTCTTGCTAATTGTTTTGCTTTGGCATCAAATTCAGGCTTCTTACCAGTTTGCGGTACACCGGCTTTCTTTTGTAAATCTTTTAATAAATCT